CGATTCGCACCCCTATATCAAAAATGGATACGAGGGAGCAAGAGAGGCGGTGGAGAGGCTCATAACCGAACAGACGATTTTCGGAAACGGCTACGTATTCAAAGAGGATATCAAACGCCAACGAGCGGAAATACGCGAGTGGGCCAAGGAAAACCTGATCGGGAAACAGATGTCCGTTCCGGGCTTGGATATGCCCATCTCGTTCACCTCGACTGGGATCAAGGAGGCATTGAACCAGCCTCATAAGTATTTACTGGAAAAGAATGAGGCAGTAAGGTATATCAAATCGTTACTGGAAAAGGGGAACTATGTCCGTTTTGATCCGGATGTCAAGGATAACCAAATGGTAAAAGGATATCATTATTATAAGATAGAGATCAACAATGAACCTTCTTACGTAGTAATACGGGAATTAAAAACTGGAGAATTAATGTTTTATTCCATTGTCGAAAAGATAAAAAAGAAAGAGTGACCGAAAGCCTTTAGCGAAGGATATGCAATCCAACCCAGTACAATCGATCACTCTTCTTTTTGCAAAGGTAACAATATAATTTACAAGTCATCATTCATCAATCAAAATTCTCATGGATTTAAACCAACTAGTTCGCAAACTGGAACAAAAGAAGTCCGCCCTTGTTGCTTTCCGCGACAGCCGATGGCCGAAGCGGGTGGGCGAAATGGCGATCAGTCATTTCAAGCGCAACTTCCGTGAGGGAGGCTGGTGCGATAACGGTTCGGTCCAGAAATGGAAACAGACACGCCGGCAGGAACAGGGTGGCAAGGCTGCCTACTACAACCGTACCCCCTTGCTGAGCGGCAGCAACAACCTCTATGGCGGATTCACCTACAAGGCCGGTGCCGGTAAGGTCATCGTCTCGAACGAGGTGAAATACGCCCCCATCCACAACAACGGAGGAGTGGTCACCCACCGGATCACCCCACGCATGAGACGCTATGCCTGGCACCGTTTCTTCGAAGCCGCCGGAATCAAAAAAGGCGATTCGCCCAAAGTGCGCAAACGTAAAGAGTCTGCCATGAACCCGGCAGATTGGATGTGGAAAAGGCTCGCCCTGACCCCCAAACAGACTTCACGGGTACATATCCCGCAACGCAAGTTCATGGGGCACAGCAAAGAGTTGCAACAAAAGATAAACGAATACACTGAAAAGGAACTTAAAAAATTGATAGGAGACTTTTAGAATGGAAGAATTATTCAATTTGATACAAACTGCCGTAGCTGACGGCATGCTTGAACTGACTTTAGTGGATGAAGATTACGGGCAACTGCAGACCGACGAAGATACCTACCCGGTCACGTTCCCCTGTGTGCTGATCAGCGTGGACAAGGTGGATTGGGAGACAGTCACCGACGATTACCAGCGTG